TTTCAGTTAAATATAAAACGGCACAAGCATAGCATTCGTACCAATTATTATTATCTTCTCTTTTACCGCTGTGATTATGCCACAAAGGCCACTTTTTCTGAGGATAACCAAAAAAATTAGCGTAACACCATGCCCTAACTTCTTTTGGTCTAATCTTAGTTTCCTTAACTACATTTTCAATAAAATTATTTTTCAAATATTGCCAATGAGGTTTTTCAATATCAAAAAGAGTTGGAAATGTTTGGAATTCTGGAACATCTTTACACCAATTACCAGAATTATATATTTCTAGTAAATCAGATTTAAGTAAATCAATGTTCATTTACCTATTCTTCATAGTTTATCTTATTGACGAATGAAAATTTCTTTTCGTTATTCCATTCTTTGAGATACTCATTGTCCATATCAAACATCTCAAGGTATTCTTGATCATCCTCAAGTTCACTTACAGACCAGATATTTTCATCTACATGATATTGGGAAAACTCTTTTAGAGTTTCTTTACCACAAACAACTTCATCACATGCATGATCTGATTCTTTGGCTTCAACAACATAGCGGTGCCGAAAAATACTCACGGTTTCAACCATATATCGTTTCATATCAATTCTTTCCTATCGGCATTAAACATGTTTCGAACAATCTTATCTTTAATCATAGCAGGCACACTTTGATATGGCCATTCAAGCCAGAATGGACAACCATTCTCCCACTTACTATTACGAATAAAATAACCATATGCATCTAGGTCTTTTCTATTCTTAGGGTTAAAGATTCTACGGCTATACATTGCTTGTGAAAGTTTATTCAAAATCATTTGACATACTCCAAGTTATCTTTACGCATATAAAAGACTTTAGGGTTTTCAGAAACTTCTTTGATGATCGGAAGAAATACTACACCATCAATGTCCTTTGTGGGCCAATGGGAGTAGGTGTAATAGACCTCATCTATGTGAAGCCGATTACGGACCTTCTGTAGGATTTCTTTTGGTTTGTGGAATGTTTTCTTCATGATGTATGTATTGTATCAAAGGCGTAGTCAAATGTCAAGAGGTGGGGCATTGCACCCCACCATTATTGCCATTACTCTGATTTAGTTGTAGAATCTTTAATTGCAATTTTCTTAACAGATTCTTGAGTTTGGTAGAGATTCTCTAGCCACACTCTTAGCATTCCATTAACAATTTCTGCATCCTTGATTTCTACTTTGTCGGCAATAGTGAAGGTGCGTTGAAAAGCACGATTAGCAATTCCCTTGAACAGGTAATCTTCCGATTCATTATCTTGAGAAGCACCTTTGATGGTAAGTTTGTTACCTTCTACAGTGACTTCAATATCAGATTTAGCAAAGCCAGCAACTGCCATTTCAATGACATACTTATTGTCTTTTACTTTTTTGATATTGTATGGTGGCCAGTTCGGAGCATTTTTAGCGATATTGTTGGCTGTATCTTGAAGCTGGTCGAATAGCTTGTCAAAACCAACAGTAAATGGCTCATAAACGGAACGAGAAGGGAATAGATTGGCAAGAGTCATGAAAGTCTCCTTAGTTAAGCGAGTTAATAAAAGTGTAGACCCCGAAGGCATCTACACTCATATTTATATCATACTAAAGATTCTTTGTCAATCCTTTTTTGCTTTCTTACCAATATTGTATTTTGGTACTAGCTGCCATTCATCTTTCTCACGGAAACCAATAATCTTGATTTGAGATAAACTGACTTGTAGGTCATCTGCTTTTTTTGGATTTACCAACTTTAGGAGTCCCCAATCTTCTAGTAACAAAGCAATTGTATTCCTACGTGCCAGATCGTTCTCCGTAATATCCGTAGGTTTACCATCTAACGCAAACAATTCTTTGAAATGTACGATATAGTACTTTCCTTGTTTGTGTAAAATGTGGCAAGATTGATAGAGCAGCTTTTCTTTTTTGGATGCAACACCAATACGAGTCAATGTTTCACGAATCTTCAAGAAATCATCTTTCTCATTTAGCGTCACTTCAACCATATCTTCTATACGAATCATTATTTCCTCACTCCGCCTTTATCTGTTTTTGTTTTTATATAAGCGATTTGTTCATCAGATAAGATCCGGAGAGCCTCTTTGGCTTTGCTGTTAGAGTACCCAAAATACTCTTTCACACAAGCAAGATTCTTATCTTCCTCAGACTTTTGCCACGGTTGAAACTTCCGTTTCATTGGTCTGATAGTATTTAGAAGATAGTGATATTGTAGCTTTTTATCAACAAAGTGAACCTGATTGATCTGATTTACATAAGGAACACAGTCTAAATGATAAGATAATGCTCGATTTACAATATATGGATTGTAATCTTTTTCGTCATGTTCTTCTACTAAAACATCCTGTTTAGTCTGAAGAATAGATGGCACGATATCTTTAAACAAGTCAGGCATGTCAGTACCCCGAAACTGTATATTTCATCATTTCAGACAAAATTGTATTATCTATTTTGTGGATAGGTGTGACTGCTGGTTGATCGATAGGAATCAAAGTCATTTCTCTACCATCTTTTGTTTTACGAATTTTAGTAGAGAATGTTTTAGGATCGATTCTAAAGAGCCATCCTTCATGTTTGAATTTATGATTATGTGCTGGTATAGCTATGAAATAAAGTACATCTACGTTTCTACATTTATAAATCTGATTTGCTTTGATGCTGAATGCATTTTCAATAATAAAAGGAACCTGTGTTTTTACTTCAATAGTTTTACCATCACCTATTAAATCTTTTTTACTGTCAAAATGGTTCAAGGATTGCTCGATCAACACACCCTCTTGGGTTAAGACATTGGCAACATATTTCTCACCCATACGACCTAGAATTTCCATATTTTCAATACGAGACATAATATATCCTCATTAATTAAATTCACAGTCTGCCATCAGTTCAATCAGACAGGCAACAAGATTAATTTCTTGGTCTGAAACAAAGGCAGATTGATATTGATATTTTGCCAATATCAAAACAGTTTGAGGAATAGAACTTGGCTTCAAGTAATCATACATGCTATCATAAAGCTTACGATAGACAAGTGTAGGATCATTGTCTAGATTGTTTGTGACCCATTTACGAGCAGAACCAAAGTCTTTTTCTTTTAAAGCTACAATCAGTTCTTTAGTTTGAATATCCGAAACAGAAGCAAGAATACCTTCGTCAATAGTTCCAGACACACCATATCTTTGAAGTTCATTCAGAATTCTACGATTGTCTGGAAAGTGCTTCATGATGACAGCAGCAACAACATCTTTAGAATACTTAACCTTTTCTTCAGAAAGAATCCATTCTGTTCTCTTTAGAAAGTGTGTAGCAAGTTTTGCTTTGTTTCCATTGATTTTAAAATCGATAACTGTGCAACGAGAATGAATAGGAGCAATAATTCTATTCTTGAAATTGCAAGTAAAAATAAAAGAACAGTTTGACGAAAATTCTTCAATCGCTCCACGCAGAGCAGGTTGAGTTGAATTTGGATTTAGATAGTCTGCCTCATCTATAATAACAACTTTTCGACCACCAGAAAAGCTTACTGTTGATGCATAATTTTTGATTTTGTTTCGTAGAACATCAATACCTGATTCATCAGAACCATTGATGACAATATGGTCACATCCTACTTCATTACAAAGTGCTTTTGCAATTGTAGTTTTTCCAACACCAGGAGAACCAGACAGAAGAAGATTGGGTATCTCCTTTCTGTCTACATACTCCTGAAATGTTTTCTTGATGTTGTCGGGAAGAATACAATCTTCTACTTTACGAGGGCGATACTTCTCCACCCAAAGAATTTGGTCGTCCATTCACACTCTCCATAATAAAAATATAAAACATATTACCGCAGTTCACCATTAATTTTTCCAACAACTTCTAAATATGAATCTTCAACAATAACATTTCCTCCAGAAAAAACTATTGCAGTTTTACCTACAAAAGGTTTCATAGCTTCACTTTCTGATTTTTCTACAGTAAATACCGAAACTATTTGATTCGGATTAATAGCAACAGGTCCTTTTGATTGTGCTTCTGTGAATGTAATTAACATGATTATACCTCAAAGTTAGATGAGTCTTTTTCAATAGCAATCCAATATTCAATCGCTACACCTTTATTTTTGAAATGTGCAATTCCTTTAGATGAAACAGTTACTTCATAGCTACCAGGAATCATTTTCAAATTTTCTGTTTTAAATACTGATTTGAATACTTTATCTGTCTCATCGATGTCAACAGAGTTGATATTCGCAGCATCATCCTTTGCATCAAAAGATGTTATTCTGAGTTTACCATTATTTCCTTCAATAGCAATATGTGGTGAACCTAAGACATTTGCAGTTCTTGTGATCCAATCGAGATCACTCTCGTTCAGAGTAAAAGATACATCTTGTGAAGGCATGACAACTGCTTTGTCTGGTGGAGCAATAATCATTTTCTTGTCAGCAAAACGATATTTAATTTTACTTCTTCCACTAAGTGCTTTGATGAGAATATGTTGATCATCAAAATCTAGTTCTGGTGTATCTTTGCTAAGAGATAAAACGGAAAGAAAATTAGTTAGATCATGAATTGCAAACTCTTGTGGAAAATTTTCTTGCAGAGTTGCTTGTGCTAGAACTGTTTTTGTTGCTGATACTGTTGAGAGTGTGTTACCTTCTTTAAAGAGAATTCCAGCATTAATACCAGAAAAATTCTTCAAGATAGTCATTGTTTCATTTGAAAGTTTCATTTTGTTTCCTCATTATCAAGTTCAAGTGAGTATAGTATATCATGTTCATACAGAAACATCAAGCAACACATAGCATGTGCCAAGTGATGTATTCCAGACTCTGGGTCTAATTTTTCACCTTTCTTCCATGCCCAAATGTGTCGTTCCATCGCATCAAAATATCGACGTTTAGAGTCAGGCACTTTCTTCCAGTTGTCTCGTTCATACTTCTGAGCACCAAAAGTAAGTACCTTTACAGTTTCTTCTAGAGCTAAAGGTGGAAGTAAACCATATTCTAGTTTACCTCCATCAAACTTACGACCTTCCCCCATTACATTTCCCCAACAAAATTAGCAATAGCTGGCATGTCTCCAGTGAAATGATATGTTCCAATGTGTGAAGTTTTCATCCATGGACATAGATAGATTTTTCCACCAATATTTCTCCACCATTGGCAGAACATATAATCTTCAGACAAATAACGATGTGAAGCTTCTTTTTCTTTGTCCAAAAGTTTCTTTGCTTCGGATTCTACATCTTCTCCTTTTGCTGCTCTTTGTAGAAGTTGATGTGCATCTTCGAAAGTGTAACCTTTATCGATGACAGTATCAAAATAAGCATGAATTTTTCTTGATCCGTCAAAGTGTGCTTGACCTACATGATCTGGTTTGTAATTAAGATGTGGATATGCTTCTGCAAATTTTGCAAACACTTCACGTTTCACCATCATGAAGCCAGTGCCAATCTCCATAACTTCAAGTGGTTCTGTGACACTAAACTGTGCAGTTCCTTTAACTGGGTTAAAGACAAAATCACCAGCAAGTTTTTCAAGTTGTTGTGCTTCCATTTGAGGATTTTTTTGCATCCCAGTCTTGATATTTTTCCATTTGATTGCTTTTTTGGGATATGGACCACCAATAACATCTTTATCTAAAGCTAACAGTGCAATAACATCTCTAGGATCAAAATTAATATCCGAATCTAGAAATAGTAGATGTGTGCAATCGGAACGACTTAGAAACTCATCAACAAGATAGTTTCTTGCTCTAGTAATTAATGATTCATTAAATAGGAATGAAAATTTAGTAGCAACACCATATTGCATACACATGCCTTGTAAATCTAAACATGCTTTCATATACATTCCATGATTCATACCACCATACATAGGTGTTGCTATGAATATGCTTTTTTTTCTTAGTTCTTCTGTTTTAATTGAAATTTCCATTTTGTCCTCATGGGTATAAAAAAAGGAGACCTACCTAGGTAGTCTCCTTCTTTCTTTATTGGGGATTAGTTAGCAAAGCTAAATCCACCTCTGATTGCTGCTTGAACGATTTCACGGCTAGGCTTTCCTAGACGGTAGTATTTTACTTTGCTACCATCTTCAAGTGTTTTGGTGTTGGTGTAAATGCAATAGCCTTCTTTGCGGAGTTCCTCGATACGCTGAGAAACATTTTGTACACCAAAACGGCGTTGTGCTTGTGCTACTGTGAAAGTGTTGTAGCCAGAAGTTTGTTTCAGAGCATTTAACATGCGTTGTTTTGCGGATAGCTTTTGAGCCATTATCAATCTCCTAATAAAAAATAACAAATTAAAGTTGCCTTGCTTATCAGCAAGTTTTCACATCATATCATTATGTAGTGTGTGTGTCAAGCTTTTTATTGGTAAACTTATGGTTTGTAGAAAATGAATACCGGTTCATATTTTAACCACATACCATTTACCTTGCAGAAATTCTTTGCTTTTGGTAAACCAGTTTCAGAATCAACACGATTACCACCAGGCATTTGAGCTAAAGACATTTTTAGTTTACCTTTATATTGCATACCAAGTTCTTCTAGAATCTTTCTGCTATCTTCTTCAAGTGGTAGCATATCACCTCCAAACACAGCGTCGGCAATATTCCAGAGCAAATAACGATCAT